AATATAGTTTCATTTTTATGAAATAATAAAGGTGCAACTATAACTAATGAACCTTTTAAGAAATAAACTAGTTCATAATTTTTTTTTTTACTTTTATTTAAAAATTCCGAGTCTTCTTTTCCAAAATGATAAGAAGCAACAATTAAAAAAAATAATAATAAAAAGTTAGGAAATAAAATCCATGTAAAAATAGTTATTAAAGAAATCATCAAATGAACCTGTTTCTATTTCAACTTGTTTATTTTTAAACATTTCTTCAATTTTTGCTTTGTTATCATCTAATGATTTAGCATATGTATTGTCAATCTCCATTCGTTCTAATGGATTTAATGGATATACAGATTTAGTAGGACTTTCTTCAAATTCTACTTGCCATATATTTTCAATACTTACATTGAATTTATTAGCAATGTCATCTAATAATAAGAATGGTTCTCCCCATGCACTTTCAAAATATATATGTAATTCATACTTTTGTTTTTTTACTAAGTGTGTATCACAATCGCCCCATTTAGTACCCCAGTTTTTGTATTGCCAATCAATAACATCTGATGCACCAGTTAGTTTCATAATTTTTGATACTTCATTCTCATCTAATCCAATAGCTTCTTTACCTTCCGGTTCAAGCCATAACGAATACTTTTTACCATCAATAGTTCTACTACCAGAATGTAAACCAGAAAATATTTCTGGAACTGGATTAATATTTATTAACCGTATTGTTTCGTCATTATTTTGTATGACGCTAAGCAGTTCATTAAGCTGTTCAGCTTCACCTTTTATTGTTATATCATTACTTGTCCAATTTGGCATTTCTCTCCTTCCAGTCTGCGTAATGAAATCCGCAAACTACTTGATATACTTTTTCTTTATATATATCTGCGAAATACCACTTATGTTTAGTGGATGTGTCGCATTTATATACACTACATTCGTATGGGTTACTCATTAGAATACCCTCACAAATTCATTACATTCTTTACAAAATCCCTCATCTTTAAGAAAGTCTGTGATTAATACTGAACCACATATTTCGTGATAAGGTTTCATTGCTTCATTATGTAATGCTTTAAGTGTTCTATCTATTTCTCTTTCGTGTTGAATATCTTTAATTTTCCAAGATATCCATTTAAATATGTTTGGTTTTTTAAACATATTATTCCTTTCTATACACCTTGTAACACACAACCAGCAATATCGTCATATTACTTACCCCCTAAGACAAACTTAAGGTTACTTTGAACCTACTGTGTTTATATTCTTTAAAGTACTAATAAAATATACAATGGGGACCTCAGCCTTCCATTGACGAAGCAGTTTCTTCACTCCCTTCGGTTCGATTATGTGTTACTAGCTATATAGATAGCTTAGTGCCTACGTTCAGTCGTACAGCAACAGGGCCGTGTTTCGTACTCTTACTAATAGACACTAAGCTACCTACAGTGCATACGTATATCAATCGGGGAAGATAAATAATATACTATAGGTAGCTAGCTTGTGCGTGTTACCTGCTTTCTAATTCAGCCAACTTATGAACCACTGTTTTGTTAAATTCTGTTATTGTTTCCAACGCACTTGTTACATTTTGTAATGAATTACTTAAGCCTTCAATAGCTTTCCATAAATCCACTAATTCTTTATCCATTATTCTTCTCCTTTTTTAATCCTACTAATATAGCTATATCAGTAGTGCTATGAAGTAACCACAATATTACAAAAGTGGTTAATCCAATACTTAATGTTTGTAATTCTGCACTCATTACTCTTCCTCCTCATATAAATCGCTTTCTTCTCCTATAGATATTTTATAATTAAAATAATCATCAAGTGAACTACCTCTTTTAAGCCATTCATTTATTTCTTGGTTGAGTTGTTTAGTATTCATTACTCTTCCTCCATTTGACTATCAATCATATAATTTGTTAATTGTTCCATAGTAGCTACAAAAGAACTTGCATCCATTTCTTCTGTATATGGTAGGTCTTCGTGATACTCATTATTAGGTGATGTATATAAAACTGTAAATAAATCTCCCCAATTATGTATGACTTTCCATCTTAAGCCAATGTCATTTACAGTTACTGTAAAACTAACACCGCCTCGTTCATTTTCTTTGTTAGGTCCTGGATGTACTACTACATCAGTTATTGCGTGTCTTTGCAACATACTAGGAATATAATCCATAATTGCACCTGCACTATAACTTGTTACTTCATCTTCCATTTTTTCTCCAATCTATATTTCGTAAGGCCTAACTAGCCCAAAAGGAAAGTAGGCCGAAGCAAAACATCGTCTTTATTTTGCTCATATCTACGCATTATTTTTTATTTCAAGTATGTTGCTTTTTGCCAATATTTAAATTTATAATATTCTAATTTACCTTGCTTATATGAACATCCTTTAATTCTCATATAATATCTAGGATGTGTCCAATGTATTGCATACTTATGTTGTAACCATACTATTGCTTTATTAGGTTTAAAACTTTTATGTTTATTACATAAGTCAATTGGAAAATTATTATCTATACTAATTTGTATTATAGAATGGCTATCTCTAAAACCATATTTATCTTTACATCTTTGACAATTCATACTATTCCTTTCATCTTTAATCTTACCGGATTTAATGCACTACTACAACCTGCACCAAATGCTGGTTCAAACTCAGCATTATTTTCTGGCATACCTGCTACAATCTCGTCATACTTACCACACTTGTAATTGCCTGGGCTGTTACCTTCTAGGAATTTACAACTAGGGTTAGTATCACTAGTTACTTCTCCAAAATAGCAAGGTGCTTTGTTGCAACAATAGCCACTTCTTATGCATGGTTGTATGTCAATATCGTCTATATTTTGCATTATTCTAGGTATTCCTTTTAAAAAATAGCTAAGGGTATCTATTGCTAGACACCCTCAACTATGTTATTACTTACTCCTCTTCGTAAGTAAAATTGTCTTCACCTTTGGTAGGTGCATTCCATATGTTCTTAATAACTAACTCATTTTTATATTGAGTTACGCCATTCTTCTCATAATTATTTGCTTGAACTTTACATTCAACCATTAATCTACCAAAAGGTCTTACTTTACCTTCAGTATGATTAGCTTTGAGAAATTCATTAATTTGATTAACTAATTCCTCTCCATAAGCAACACAATTTAAACTTGCTTGCTTATTATCTCTACCATCAAAGATAAATTTAAGACCATTCATAAATTTATCTCCTGTTTTTGATGAAACTCCAACTGTTGGATTTCCATCTCTAGTTAATGTTGTCAACGCACCGGTTGCAACAATTGTGTTCACATTATCTAGTGAACTTGGATAATTTGCTAACATCGTAGCTCCTTTCATACTATCCTTATTTTTATTAGCGGGCCAACTAACCCAAGGGGAAAGTGGAACGCTAAAACTTATATCCCAACATTCATTACACAAAGTTCCATCTAAAACTTTATGCTTATGTTCTCGTTTACAATTTGGACACATATTTATTACCTCCTTAATAAATACTTCGATGGACTTTGGTTGCTTTAAACCATATATTAAATGGCGAACTCCTCTCAAGCCCATCAAACTATCTACTAATAATTTCCTTCTGCTTTATCATCCATCATCAAATCATTACATAATTTAATAACTTCTACATAATTATTAGGCATTTCATCTGCATCATTCCAATCATCTTTAAAATAATTATCAAATGCACTTATATATTGTTTTAATTCATATACTCTCATTATTTACTCCTTTCAAATAAATAATAAAATAATCCAAAGGGAAAGATATATCCCCGACAAGACGAACGAGAAAGCCGGGGAAAGACTACTTTATTTCGTCTTTATTTTGCTACCAATCAAGCTACAAAAAAAACTCAAGGGCTAGCTTTTACACTAACCCTCAAGTTCTCTGTGTCTAAACTAAAGGTCTAAGGCTTACACCCTTACTTTCTAACAAATCTAAGACACAATTTCTATGTATATTTAAGCTACGAAATGATGGCGTAAATTTACCATCATCGGATTTACTCCAAGATTTAACCATTGGAAATCTACCCATTGGCTTACCATCATCATTTAATTCGATAGCTTTATCACAAAGTTGACAATTCATATTAACTCCTTTCATAAAGTATTATTAAATTATCCATAATGAAAGATATACCCCCATTTAAAGAAAGTAGGGTGCTGAACAACGACTTCTTTTTATACTATAAAGTATGTCCTTACTTTGGAACATATGATAGACTTTTTAGTTCATTTTGTCTTACACTACTACATCTAAGCCTTTGACCTACACATCTCAACTTAAGGTCCTTGTTATTTAAACGTATCTAATAAAAAATATGCTGGTAACTTGCGTACGTAAGTAAGGGGAGTTATTTTGAGCGTAGCGGGCTACTGTATAAGTCCTTATAATTATTGAAGTTTTTCTAAAGTTCTTGAGTACTTAGTTTGTGTTCCTACTGTATCGTATTACCGATTCTAAGCTTTCTGCCTCCCGATGGCACCTTCACTTGTGACTATTTACTAGCCTTCAATGTTTGTATAATTTAAGAATATAGCATATAATTCTATCTATGCAACAATCTAAAATGGTTTAGTCTTTATGCCAGAAAAAAGTACCCGAGTTATATGCGCTGGAAGCGGTTGTAAGAAGCGTCTAAAAGGCAAACAGAGGAAGTTTTGTAGTACCACATGTAATAAAAGAACCTGGGCGCAATCCCAGAATGGTGAAATTAAAGAGAAACCCATCAATAAAGAAATCAAATCAGATTCGGGCGATTCAACAAGTGTACGTAGGGGAAATTTTTATGACGAATTTAAAGAAAAATACGGGGAGGAACTCGCAGCAGGCACCCTTACTGTGGGTGAGATAGCGCAAGCTTTAGGCACCACCAGTGCCACAGTATCCAGAATGGCAGCAGCATACAAAATAGATGTTAAGAACGAAGTAGCTGCAGAAGATTGGGAGATATCAGACGAAACTAAAGCAAGTTTAAAGAATTTTTCGAGCTTCCGCAATAGATATTTTGCTACAGAAACGGGCGAAAAATATGAGACTGCTGATTTTCATAAAAACTGGATAAATAATATTATAGATGCTATAGAAGGGGGTAAAGAATTAATTATATTAAGTCCTCCTAGACATGGCAAAACAGAATTATTAATACATTTTGCTGTGTATCAGATAATGAAAAACCCAAACATAAGGATAATGTGGGTAGGTGGAAATGAGGACATTGCAAAGAATGCTGTATCAGCAGTATTAGAACATCTTGATGATAATGAAAGACTTCAAGAAGATTTTTGCGCACCTGGGAAAAAGTTTAAACCAGATAATAGGTCAGGTAAGATGTGGTCACAGAATCAATTTACTGTAGGTACTAGAACAGTACCAGGTATTAAATCTCCAACTATGGTAGCTGTAGGTAAAGGTGGAAAGATATTATCAAGAGACTGTGATTTAATAATTGCAGACGACATTGAGGACCATCAGACAACAATGCAACCTGGTGCAAGAGAAAATACTAGGCAATGGTGGACAACAACTTTATCTTCAAGAAAAGAGGAACATACTGCTGTAGTTGTAATAGGTTCAAGACAACACTCAGATGATTTATATCATCATCTTTTAGCTAATGATTCATTTGACCAAATAGTTGAAACAGCACATAATCTTGATTGTCAAATACCAGACCATGAAGTAGATGAACATGTTGAATGTATGTTATGGCCAGGCAAAAGAACTTTTAAATGGCTTAATACAAGAATGCAAGCAGCAGAAACTACAGGTGGTAGAAAAATATTTGAAATGGTTTATTACAATCAGGCCTTTGTTGAAGGTACACAGATATTCACAATGAATATGATTGACCAATGTATGAGGCCTGACTTAGTTATTGGGCAGGTACCAGGCAACTTACATTTAGTTGCTGGACTTGACCCTGCTTCTTCTGGTTATCAAGCAGCTGTACTATGGGGCATTAATGCACCTAGAGGTGAACTTTTCTTAATTGATATAGAGAATAGACAAGGTGGGGGAGTGAAACATGCTTTACAGATTATGTCTGACTGGTATCAAAAATATGATTTACAACATTGGATTATTGAAGAAAATGGATTTCAAACAGCTATTAGACAAGATGATAAAATAAAAGAATTTGTTTTAAGAGGTGGTATAACAATGCAAGGACATGTAACTGGAAATAATAAGCATGACCCTATGTACGGTGTTGGTTCAATGGCTGGATTATTTGAAAACCAAAAAATACACTTACCTGTTGGAGATTCTGAATCACAAGCTAAAGTTAATGCCTATAGACAACAGTTACTTTATTTTGATGGAAAGCCAGTTTCTCAGCGAAACAAAGAAAAAACTGATATAGTTATGGCAGGATGGTTTCCAATGAAAGTATTCAGAAGAATGAATAAAGAACAACTTGCTGAGATGGGTTTAGACTACAATGCTAGCTATACCGATTTTGGCGTAACAGATTATAACGAGGCACCGTGGGGATAGAAAATTTAGATATAAAGAATTATAAAGAGATAGTTGATAATGCAACTCAACTTGTTACAGGTAAACCAACTAAACATAGACAAGTACAAAAAGCAAGAATAAAAGCAATACTTAATGGTGGTGCTGATGGTATGAAAGCATTACTTGGAAATAAAATGGAAACTTCAGATGCAGACCTTTTACCTGCACCTAACATGCTTCAATCTGGTATTGATAGATTAGCTCAAAAGATTTCAGGTGTTCCTCAAGTTAGAGTAGATATTTTAAATCATAATACTTCTGATAGAGCAAAAGTCAGAGCAGAGAGAGTGGAAAGAATTGTTACTTCTTTTGATGAGCAACAAAACTTAAATTTACAACTAGCTCAGGTTGCCAGATGGTTACCAGGGTACGGATACGCTGCTTGGATTATAACGACAAAAACAGATAAAAATGGTTATGTATACCCAACAGCGGAACTTCGTGACCCTTATGATACCTTCCCTGGAAACTTTGGTCCTGACCAAGAACCTAGAGAGCTAGCTGTTTTAAGAAGGGTACCTAGATATAAACTTGCTCAAATTTATCCTGAGTTTGCTAAAGAGATATTAAATCCAGATGAGAGTGAAAATCAACAAGAAGCTGCTTTTGGTGCTGGAGGCCTTGGCCAAACGTATGAAAACGAGAAACAAAACAATTGGGAAGATAATACAGGTCAGGGTGTCCGCATAATTGAATATTATGATTTAGGT